ATTGTAGGATATTCAACTCAGATTGGAAATGATACATTCGGTGATACTGGTGGTGGACATTCACCTATAATTGGTTGGGCGTATGATGGAAATCCAATATATGGACCTTATGGTTATAGTGATTCAACAGATGATAACTCAGCTGTTAAAATATTAACATCTGGATATATTTTAGATCCAAACAATGTTACTAATCGACCACATCAATTTAGTAATGGATTTTTTGTTGAAGATTATAGTTTTACTAATGCTGGTGATTTAGATCAACATAATGGTAGATATGGAAGAACACCAGAATATCCAAATGGAACATATGCATATTTTGTAGGTATTGGTTCTAATACTTTGTTACCAGAATTTCCATATTTTATTGGAGATACTTACAGAACTGACCCGTCAACTGAAAACTTTAATATTAATCAATCAACATTTAATTTTGACAATTCTAATTTAATACGTAATAGTTATCCATACAAAGTATCTGATTCATTTGCAGATAATGATTTTATTGTTGAATCAAATGAAATAACATCTCAATCATCAATTGTTGAATCAACCACATCTGGTTCAATAAATTTAATTCAAATTATTAATACTGGAGATAATTATGAAGTTGGAGATTCTGCTGTATTTGATAATACAGATACTAATGGTGGTGGATTAAGTGTTTCTGTTAATAGAGTATCTGGTAAACCAATTGAGTCAATTAATACTACTGTTGATACTTTTGATGCAACTTTTGTTTGGAGAGATCCAACTCATGTAGCAGCATATATTGGAACTGCTCCCAGTTTAAATGCTCATGATAATGTTGTAATATCAGGTTTAAGCACAACATCTATTAAAGGACTAGCAGGATCACATAAAATTGGTATTAATACTGCACAAACAATTATATATCAACAAGTTCCAAATGTTGCAACTACTGGCATTACAACCGACATATACGTTACAACTATACCAGAACATATTTCAGTTGGTAGTACAATAGGAATTGGAACTGAAGTATTATCAGTCTTAAATACATTCAATCAAAATAATATATTAAGAGTTAAGAGAGGTGTATCAGGTGGAATTCACACTGTTTCAACACCAGTTTCTCTCATACCAAGTTTCTTTAATATTCCACTCAGAACTAAAGTATTTGATTCAACTATAGATGATAAAGTATATTTTAATCCACATGAATCTGTTGGTGTGGGGACAGTTGTTGGATTAGGATCAACCGCAACATCAACTTTAGGTGATTTAATAAGTGTTGTTTCAACTCCGACTCGTAGCATAAGACTACCAAATCATCCATTTAAAACAAATCAACAAATTACATTAACTAAACCAAGTGTAGGATATGCTCTAACAGTTTCAAAGGATGATGGAGCTACAACATTTAATATACCTGAAACAGGAAATAGTCAAAATGTATTTGTAATTAGAAAATCAAAAGATTACATTGGAATAGTAACTCAGGTTGGTTTAACAACAAGTTCTGATGGATTATCTTTTGTAGGTGATACGACTGTTGGTTCAAGTAGTTTTGAATATTTGTTTGAGAGTAATTTTAATAAAGTAACTGGAACTTTACAGAGAATTGATGCAGTAGTTTCAGTATCTACCGCACATGGTTTGATTGATAGTGATGTAATAAATCTATCTCTCAATCCAAGTCAATCTGTTGGAATCGGAACATCAACTCAAATAGATCTTAGATTTAACTCAAATACTCATAATTTATTAGTTAATCCATTTACTGTTGCATCTAGTGGAGTTACAACCTCAACTAATAACTTTAACTTTACTGCCCATAATTTAAATACAGGTGATAAAGTTCAATACATTTCAACTTCTATAACAGAAGGTTTATCAAATGAAGAGTCTTACTATGTCTTTAAAGTTGATGATAATAATTTTAAATTAGGTGAAACATATTCTGATGTAACAAGTAACCCTGCAAATATTATTGAATTAAGTTCAACAGGTGGTGCAACAGGAAGTAATCATGAATTTTCATTAGTTAACCCACCAATACCTGTTCTAAGAGATAATAACTTAGTATTTGGAGTTGGTCATACATCTTTATCTGGATATGAACTTAATATTTACCATGATAAAAATTATAAAAATCAATTCGTATCAGTTGGAAATACAAATAATTTACAAGTCATAGGTATTGGAACTGTTGGTGTTACATCAACTGCAACAGTTACATTAAATTATTCTATCAATAATCCATCAATTCTTTATTATAATATTAAAAAAACAGGATTTATCAGCACATCTGATACTGATGTTGTTAATTATAATAAAATTCATTACTTAAACAGTGATTATGATGGTGAATATTCAATCTTTAATGTTCCACCTGTTGTAGGTGCATCATATACAAGTTTTAGTATATCAATACCAAAAGTTCCAGAAAAATTATCATATACATCAGCAGAAACTAGTGTATTAAAATATTCTACAAAATCATCAAGAGCAAAAGGTCCTATTGATAGAGTGAATATTGATTTTGGTGGATTGGGTTATGATAGCCTACCATCGTTTGTAAGTGTAGCATCAACACAGGGAACAAATGCTACATTGTTACCAGATTCCACATCAATTAATAGAGTGGATGATATTAGAATTTTAAATCCAGGTTTTGAATATTCATCTGATCCTACACTTAAACCAGAAGCATTTATTTCTCCTGTAATTTCAATCATAAATTCAGATACAATATCAAATGTTGAAATACTTGATGGTGGTAAAAATTATACATCAACTCCTAATTTAGTAATTATTAATCCAGTTACTAGAGTTGAAGATACTTCTGGAACAATAACTGGTACAGTTGCAAGTAATTCCTTAAGTAATGTAGAAATTGTTGTTCCACCAAAAGGTCTACAGTCAGTAACACATGAAATATTTACAATAAACAATGACAATGGATCTACTGTAAGTAAATTAGTGTATGATGCAGCGGTAGGTATTGTAACTTGTACTCTTGTAACTCCAATATTAGGTTTCTCTGTTCCTCCATTCTCAGTAGACGAAGAAATATTTGTAGAAGGTCTTGAAAAATTTGGCAATACAGGAACAGGATTTAATTCTGTTGAAAATGGATTTAATTTTTTCAAAATATCCGCAGTAAATAATATAAATCCTGCCACAGTTTCCTTTGATATATCTCCATTTACTACAAATGCTGGTATTGCAAAAACTATTCAGAATTCTTTTGGAACAATAGTAAGTCGCAATTCTTATCCACAATTTAAAGTTACTCAGGAAATTTCTAAATTTAGTGTTGGTGAAAAACTATTAGCTTTTGTAGGAACATCATATATTCCTGTAGATTTAAAAGTATCTGTTTCAACTAATGAGTTTATAAAAGTTGTAGAGGAAACACCTGGTGCATTTAACTTAGTTACTGGTCAACTTATAAAAGGATTTGTTTCTGGTAATATAGCAACAATCAATACTATATCCAAAAATTCTGGAAGATTTGATATTAGTTATTCATTAAGACAAGATCAAGGTTGGAATAATGATATTGGTAAATTAAGTCAAGATTATCAATTAATACCAGATAATGATTATTATCAAAATTTATCTTACAGTGTAAAAAGTTCAGTAACTTATGAAACTTTAGTCAGTTCTGTGAATAGATTGCTTCACACTAGTGGACTTAAGAATTTTGCAGATGTAGGAATAACATCAACCACTAATGTAGGTATTACAACTTCAAGTTTTGCAGATACTCTTGCTTTAGATTTTATTGATAAAAAGAGAGTTGATACAATTAACAACTTTGATTTTGCTTTAGATATTGATACTGTTGATGGAAAATCAAAATTCCTTAAATTAAAAAATACAAAATTATCACCTTATATTGAATGTAAAACAAACCGTGTTTTAGAAATAGATGATATATCTGCTTTATTCAAAAGTACTGCTACAACTTTAACTCAATTCTTAGATTTATCAATAAATGCAAGGTATGCAACATTTTTAGTGCAGATCAGAGATCCTAACACAGGAAACACTCAAATATCTGACATTATTTTATTTAAAGATAGTCTTAATATATTTACTGCTGAAAGATCAAAAATTCATACAACTCCATCAGAACTTGGTGGTCTACTTGGACAAATGGATGGTTCTAGTAATGTAAGTTTAAAATTTACTCCAGATGATCCAGAAAACAATGACTATGATCTAAAGATACTTCAAACTTCATTCAATACAAATTTAACAGGTATTGGAACTCAATCAATAGGATTTATAAATTTATCTGGTATAAACACTACAGTAGCAACAGCAACTACATCTACAATTATATCAACCAATATTAACAATACAGATGCATTTTTTGCATCAATTGAAGTAAATGATCTTGCAACAGATGAAACTAATTTTGTTGATGTATATTTGACACATGATGGATCATCCTCATACATAGCAGAATTTTATGCAGATACTGAAAATGCTTCAACATCTAATTTTATAGGAACATTCACCTCCGACATTACTTCAAATATTTTATCATTGAACTTTGAAAATGACCAACCAAATGAAGTTCTAGTTAGATCAAGAATAATTGGTATTGGAACAACAGCAGCGGGAATTGGAACCTATAGATTCAAGTTAACTGGTCAACTTGATGGAACCGAAAAAACTACTAGATTTGAATCTAATTTTTCAAATGTATCAGTAGCATCTACAATTGCAACATTCTTAGAAAATGAGATTTCTACTTTAAAGGGATTTGTAAGAGTTTCAAGTGGTTCAACAAGTGCTCTGCATCAAGTTTTAGTTGCTCATGATTCTACTGATTCACATAGTGTTCAATATCCATTCATATCAATAGGTAGTACTTCAGGTATAGGAACATTTTCTTCAACTTTAGTTGGTAATGATTTAAACCTCAACTTCCATCCAGATCCTCTTTATACTGGTGGAACTAATAGTGTTCAGGTACAAACATTTACAGAAGCATTCTATACTCAAAGTGATTTATTAAATGTACCTCCAGATTTACAATACGGAACAGTTACAGAGTCTTTATTCTTAGGACAATATGATGCATTAAATGGTGCAAGATCGGATAAGACAAGTTTTGCACTTCAAAATGATTCTACACCAATATTCCAAAAGCAATTTAATCCTGCAGATGCATCAAGCTTAGATACATCAACTGGTATCTTTACAATTAAAGATCACTTCTTTGAAACTGGTGAGAGATTAATATATGTACCAGGATCAACATTTGAAGGTATATCAGTAACTGGAATTACAACTGCTGGTGGTACTTTAGGTTCAGAAGTATATGCTATTAGATTAACAAAAGATACATTTAAAATATCAAAATCTCGTCCTGATGCATTAGCAGATATTGCAGTTACATTTACTGGAACAGGATCTGGTAATGCTCATGAGTTTGAAATGTTTAAGAAAAATGAGAAAGCATTGATATCAATTGATGGTGTAATACAATCACCAATGGCATTTACACCAATTACTACAGATCTGGAATACAATATTACAAATACTCAAACAATATTCAGTGTAACTGGAATTTCTTCAATACAATCAAATGACATCATTAAAATAAATGATGAATTTATGAAGATAACAAATGTTGGTTTGGGAACTACATCAGTTGGTCCAATAACTCAAACTGGATCAGTAAATGTTTTAATTGTAGAGAGAGGTGCAATAGGATCTGCTTCTACAAATCATAGTTCAGGTGCAACAACTAGATTATTCTCTGGTGGTTACAACATTGTCGATAGCACAGTTCATTTCACAGATTCACCAAAAGGAGATGCAAATGCCACACAAAAGACACAAGCAAACTTAGATCCTGTTAGATCAACCTTTAATGGAAGAGTATATTTAAGACAAGATTATAGCACAAATACTGTATTTGATGATATCTCTGATGGATTTACTGGAATAGCTGCAACACATCCATTAAGAGTTGGAGGTGCAAGCACATCTGGTATTCAAACAGGAAGTAGTATATTACTATTAAATGGAATATTCCAAACACCAAGCACATTTAATAATTTGGGTAATAATTATGAGTTTAATGAGGTTGGTGGTGAAAGTAATGTAGTATTTACTGGAATAACATCATCTAATGGACAGAAAATTATTAGTGATACAGATGTAAATCAAAATCAACTTCCAAGAGGTGGTATAATTGTTTCAGTCGGATCAACTGGTGGATTGGGTGTTGCTCCTCTTGCAGGTGCGAAAGTTAAAGCAGATATAGATGGAAGTGGATCAATAGTTGGTATCGTTGGTATTGCAACTACTGGTGGTTCATTTGGAATAAGCACAGCAAGTTATAACCATTTAACAGGTCAACTTCAAGTCACCACTTCAGGTAATCATGAATTTAGAAAAATTAATGAGTTTATTAGATTAGATGGAATGGTATTTAATCCATCATTAAGTATTCCAAGTAACAGAGAATTTAGTATAACTGGTATATTATCATCAACTACATTTACAACTGATATTGGAGTAGATGCACAAGCACATGCATATGTTGGTTTAGGAACTGTCACTGAATATCTTGCTGATTTATCACTTGGTTCTGGTTATCGTCATCCAGTTTCTGTTGCAGTTACAGATAGAACTGGATCAGGTTCTGGTGCAGCAGTTTCTGTTGCAGTAGGTGCTGGTGGTTCATTATCATTCACAGTTGATAGTAGTGGTTCTGGATATACTAAACCTGTCATAGTTATACCTGACCCATCATATGAAAATCTACCAATTGTTGGAGTTTCTAGAAGAGGTATTGGATCTACCACTGATACTGGAACAGGTGTTACAGTAGATGTCATGGTAGGAGCTGCTAATACTACAGTTGGTATAGGATCTACATCTTTTGAAGTTGTTAACTTTAAATTGAATAACAATGGATATAACTTTAAATTAGGTGATGTATTCAAACCTGTTGGATTAGTTACTGATAAATCTCTATCATCATTGATAAATGATTTTGAATTAACAGTTACTGAAGTATTCAAAGATCAGTATTCATCTTGGAATTTTGGTCAATTTGATTTTATTGATTCTATAAAAGATTTACAAAATGGTGTACGAAAGAGATTCCCAATATTCTATAATGCAAGTTTATTAAGTTTTGAGGTAGATCCAGATAATCCAGATTCATCACTGATTGAACTTGATGCGTTATTACTTATATTTGTAAATGGAGTAATACAAGAACCAAACAAATCTTATACCTTTGATGGTGGTTCATCATTCGAGTTTGTACAAGCACCTGATGCTAATGACATTATTGATATATTCTTCTATAAAGGAACAACTGGTGTTGATTCAGTTCAAGTATCTGCAGGAGCATCAATAGCACCTACTATAAAAACTGGTGATGTTGTTCAATTATATAAAGTTGGCGTAACAACAACTCAAGATCCAAGAACAATATTCTCAATCTTAGCATCTGATGAAGTTGAAACTAATCTTTATACTGGACTAGGTGTTAATGAGACAACATATAAACCATTTAGTTGGATAAAACAAAAGATAGACAAAAAAGTAAATGGTGAAATAATATCTAAATCTAGAGACTCTATTGAATCTCAGGTATATCCAACTGCTAGAATTATTGATGATATAACAACTACTGATAATCAACTATTTGTTGATAATGCAAAATTCTTTAATTATGAAGAAGATTTCTCAAGTTTAGTAATTGGTAGTGTTGGGGGATTAATAGTCGGTTCAACAAATCCTGTTGCTGCTGGATTTACTGCAGTTGTCTCAGCTGCTGGTACAATATCATCACTTTCTATTACAAGTGGTGGTAGTGGTTACGTAGGATCTACAACTTCAATTTCAATTTCTGCTCCTCATGCTATAGGAGTAGGTGTCGGAACAACTGCAGTTGCAACTGCATCGATCACTAATGGTGTAATAACAGGAACAACAATAACAAATCCTGGTTTTGGATACACATATATTGCAGTTCCTCAAGTCTTAGCACCACTTCCAAATGCAGTAAAAGAGGATATTGATACAATCACAACCGTTCAAGGATTTGATGGTGCAATCACAGGTATAGGTGTAACTGGTGGAATAGGACATCCAACTGCTCTTAAATTTACAATAAGTGCGGATTTAACAAATAATCCAAATTCAGTTCTTACAGATTTAAAAGTTGGTTATCCAATATACATATTTGGAACACAAGTTGGACATGGTGTTACCTCAGTTGTGAGTGATAATTCCACTGTTGTTGCAACTGGAACAACATGTGTTGATAATATCTACTTTGTAAATGCCTTTAATTCAGGTGTTGGTATTATTACATGTAATATAATGACTGGTGTTAATACTACTGGTATAGATACTTCTGGTTCAACAATCGGTGGTTTCTCTTGGGGAAGATTCTCTGGATTTACCAGAGGTTCAAATCCTGTATCAATAGGTGTTACTGGTCTAACAATAGACTCTGGATTAACAACTTACCCATCTATCCAGAGAAGGGATTTCGGTCTTAGAGACAACGGTTCTTTAAGAAAGGATCTTGGGTAGTATAAATATAGAAAAAAGCTAATGATATGGCTGCAATTGTAACAGATCAATTTAGAATTCTAAATGCAAATAACTTTGTAGAGACAGTGGATGACTCTGCAAATTCTTATTATGTCACATTAGGTTTGGCTAATCCAGCACTTGCAGTTGGTTTTGGTAGAACCACTACTTGGAATACTGATACACCCAATCCAACAGATAATTTTAATTACATAGACCATTCTGGAGATACAACAATATTTGGTAAGAAGGTTACTAGTGCGAATATAAGAAGATTAATAACAAGAAGAAACTGGACTCAGGGAACAAGATATGAAATGTATCGTCATGATTACAGTGTTACGAATCCTTCACCCGTTACAAACTCAACAAGATTGTATGATTCAAGTTATTATGTAATTAATAAAAACTTTGATGTTTATGTTTGTATCGATAATGGTTCTTCGGGCATCAGTTCAACTGGAAATGCATCACAAGATGAACCCCTATTTACTGATTTAGAACCATCAAGAGCAGGTGAAAGTGGTGATGGATATATTTGGAAGTATCTATTCACAGTTCCTCCAAGTGATATTATAAAATTTGATTCAACAGAATATATTTCAGTTCCAAGTGGTTGGCCAACTTCTTCAGAAACTCAAATACAGTCTGTAAGAGAGAATGGAGATTCAACCATAAACAATAATCAAATTAAAAAAGTTTATGTTGATAAACAAGGTTTTGGATATTCTCAAAATATTGTTGGTAGAGAAGTTGATATTGTTGGAGATGGTACGGGTGCAAAAGTTATCATTGACACTGATAGTAATGGTAAAATAGTAAAAACAGTTGTTTCTTCGGGTGGTCAAGGTTACACTTATGGAATGGTTGATTTAGGACCACTTGGAAATAGTGGTGTTTCAGTTGGTAATTTTGCTAAATTAATACCAATTATTCCACCATCTAATGGACATGGTTTTGATTTATATAAGGAGTTGGGAACTGATAAAATTTTAGTTTATGCAAGATTTGATGATTCAACAAAAGATTTTCCAACAGATACTAAATTTGCACAAATTAGTATAATTAAGAATCCAACATCTATTGGATCTACATCTGTCTTTACTGCTAATGATTTTTCATCAGTCAATGCTATAAAGATTGTTTCACCAACTGGAACTCCAACTATTGGAGAAAAAATTAAACAAACTGTTACTGGTGGAACAGCTGAGGGATATATTGTTTCTTATGATACTGATACTAACGTAATTAAGTATTATCAAGATAGATCACTATTCTTTAATCAGACTAGTTCTGATCAAACAGACTATGTTGGAATTACAACTGGATCTAAAGTTTTGCAGTTTGAATCATCAGCAGAGAGTGTAATTGCACCTACAAGTGGATTTAATGCCACTGTAGATCAAAACTTTACTGGAATAAGCACTAATCCAACTGGAAATAAGGTTATTTCATTAGGTGTGAACTTTACAAATGGTCTTGCGTCTGCTGAGATAAATAAAAAGTCGGGTGAAATAATTTACTTAGATAATCGACCACTAGTTACTAGGAATCCTAGACAAAAAGAAGACATTAAAATCATCTTGGAATTTTAAAAAATGCCACAAAAAACGAATTTAAATATAAGTCCTTATTATGATGATTTTAATAAGGAAGATAAATTTTACAAAGTCCTATTTAAACCAGGATTCCCTGTTCAAGCAAGAGAATTAACACAGTCTCAATCAATTCTTCAGAATCAAATTGAGTCATTTGGTAGTCACATCTTTAAAGATGGGTCTATGGTGATACCTGGTAATATAAATTTTGATCAACAATATCATTCAATTAGAATATTAGATAGTCATTTAGGTATTCCAGTAACATTATACCTAGAGCAATTAATAGGATTAAGATTAAAAGGTCAAACTTCTGGTATTGTTTTAACGATTGATAGTTTTGAATTAGCTGGGACAAACACACAGATAGATGATTTAACAATATATGTTAAATATTTGGAATCAGGGGATAATAACGAAATATCAAATTTAAATGATGGGGAGCAATTAATAGTTCAAGAATCATTTATCTACGGAAATACTGCGATTAATGAAGGTGAAACCGTTCTTACATTAGTCGATACTAATGCTTCTGCAGTTGGATCTGCAGTTGGTATATCTTCTGGAACATATTTTATTAGAGGAAATTTTGTAGATGTATCCACAGATAAAATTGTTTTAGATCCATATTCAAACACACCATCATATAGGGTTGGTTTAAATATTGATGAGCAATTAATTACTGCTAAAAATGATGACTCTTTATATGATAATGCAAGAGGATTTTCAAACTTTGCTGCACCAGGTGCCGATAGATTAAAAATAACCACAACTTTAGGAAAGAAAAGTCTAACTGATTTTAACGATACAAACTTTATTGAATTGTTGAGATTGGATGAAGGTGAAATCAAAAAAATTGTTAAAAAATCAGATTATTCTTTAATTAGAGATTATTTTGCTGAAAGAACATTTGATGAATCTGGAAACTATTCTGTTGATGAATTTAATGTTCAGTTATTTAATTCATTAAATGATGGTATATCAAACGAAGGTATTTTTAGATCAAATGAAGTAACTGACCAACAAAATACACCATCTGATGATTTAATGTGTGTAAAAGTATCACCTGGAAAGGCATATGTAAAAGGTTATGATATTAATTTAGGTGGAACATCAATCATAGATGTAGAAAAACCGAGAGACAAGCAAATAGTAGGATCATCATTAGTTCCATATCAAATGGGAACTATTTTAAGAGTAAATAATGTTTTTGGAGCTCCTTCACCAAATATTAACGAAGATACTTATTGTTTAGAATTTTATAATCAAAGAACAGGTTCAAATACTGCTGGAACAGGAGAATTAGTAGGAAAGGCAAGAGTTTATTCCTTTACAGTATCTGATGCTTCTTATGTTAATGATGCTAGTGAATGGGATTTACATCTATTCGATATGCAAACATTCACTCGTTTAGAACTTAATCAAGCTGTAAGTAATGCTGAACTTCCTAATACTTCTTTTGTAAGAGGGGTAAGTAGTGGTGCAACTGGATATGCAATAGCAGCAGGTGGTGCTAGTGCAGTTGTTAAATTGACTCAAGTTACTGGTATATTTGTAGCTGGTGAACAAATCATTATTAATGAGGATACAGAAATATCAAGATCAATCAAAACTGTTAGAACTTTTGGTATACAAGATATTAAATCGGTTTATCAAGATACTTCTTCTGTATCTGGATATGCTGCTGATTTTGTTGCTGATACAGTATTACAAAGCAGAGTACCAACTGGTTTTAGTATTACTGACAATTTAAATATAAATGCTGCTGGTATTGCCACATGTGCAGGTAGAAGTTTTACAGGTATAAAAACAGATACTATTGTTAGATACCAGTTAACAGGTGAAACAACAGAAAGGTTTAATAGAGTTATAGATGTTGATACTACTGGATTATTCATTGAATTAGCTGCTGTTACTAGTATTACTGGTGTGTGTAATGGTGCATTACCTACTGGTGAATCTGTATCACCTACATTCAGTTTCGGAGTTACTAATATAAATCTAAACGAAAATAAAGGTCTATATGCAGAATTAGGAAATAGAAATGTATCTGATATTGATTTATCAACTGCTAATTTAACAGTGGGTAAAAATATAACAGGAGAGACCACAGATGGATCTGGTGTTTTAACATTTGATCTTGCTGCTAGTGGTATTTCAAGTGCATTTTATGAAGGTTTCGATGCTGAAAGATATTCAGTTCACTATTCAAATGGATCAATCGAACAATTAACATCAGATCAATTTGTTTTAGGTGCAAGTGGACAGTCTGTTACTATAAATGGATTAACAGCTAGCCAATCAAACGTTGTTGTAAGCACAACTCTTAAAAAACAAGCATTAAAGAGTAAGCAAAAAAATTATATTAGAAGTGAAAAAATAGAAATTCTTAAAACTGCTGTAGGAATAAACACAACTCTTACAGGAATGGATCAAGCTACTGGTTATGGTTTAAGAGTAGAGGATAGAGAAATATCATTAAATGTTCCTGATGTGGCAAAAGTTATTGGAGTTTTTGAGTCAATTGACACTAATTCACCAACACTTGATAGATTAACATTCCCTAGTGGTTTAAATTTAGATACATCAGCAATAGTGGGTGAAAGAATACTGGGTGATAGTAGTGATGCAGTGGCACAAATAACTGCATTAATATCTGCAACACAAGTTGAAATAGCATACTTAACACCATCTAAATTTACAATTGGTGAGGTTTGTAACTTTGATGAATCAAATATATCTACAACACTACAACTTATAACTGTTGGAAATAATTTAAACATTACAAATAGATTTGAACTTGATAAGGGTCAAAGAGAACAATTCTATGATTATTCTCGACTTGTAAGAAGAGTTAATTTTCCACCCCCAACTAGAAAAGTTTTAGTTGTATTTGACAAATATATTTTACCAGCTAATGATACTGGAGATTTTTATACAGTTGCATCATATGATGAAGAAAGATTCTCTCATGATGTACCATTACTGAAAAATGGATTAAGAGCAACCGATACTATTGATTTTAGACCAAGAGTTGCAACTTTCACTGGTGCAGAATCCCCATTTGCTTTTAAGAATAGAACTTTTTCATCTACTTTCAATCCATCATTTATTGTAACTCCAAATGAAAGTTCAATCATCGGATATAATTTCTACTTACCACGAAATGATAGGGTCGTTTTAGATATTTTAGGAAATCTATCAGTAATTAAAGGAACATCATCAACTGATCCAACAACTCCTGTAGTATCTGAAAATGCAATGGAAGTTGCAACCATTCAATTACCTGCATATCTTTATAATCCTGATGATGCAATCATAAGAGTTTCTGATAATGTCAGATATACTATGAAAGATATTGGTAGACTTGAAGATAGAATAGATGTATTAGAAGAAGTTACTTCATTGAGTTTACTAGAACTTGATACAAAAACTCTACAAGTTCAAGACGCTGATGGTTTATCAAGATTTAAAACTGGTTTCTTTGTTGATGATTTTAAAAATGTAGATCTTTTAGATACTAATGATCCAGATTGTAAAATTACTGTTAACTCTGATAATAGAGAATTAGAGGTTCCTCAAGATTTCTGGTCTATGAAACCAGAATTAGCACTTGATTTAACAACTAATGTTGATACTGCTGATTTTTCACAAGATCTTCAATTATTAGATACTAATGTTAAGAAAACTGGAGATTTAATAACTCTAAATTATGAAGAAGTTGATTGGATAAATCAACCATTAGCATCAAGAGTAGAAAATGTTAACCCATTTAATATGGTTGAATTTCTTGGTAATATTGAATTAAAACCATTTGCTGATACTTGGGTTAGAAATGTGTTTGTAGATGGT